ATTATAAGCGACACATGAGCATTAATATAGATAGCGGTCTATGGCAGTGCTTCAAGACTGGACGTACAGGAAACTTTGTTAGATTCTACGCGGAAGCCGAAAATCTACCCTACTTTAAGGCTTACAAGGATCTCTTAGTTAAAAACTTCTGCTTCCTAGGTGACGATACAATTCCTGATATCGTCAAGGAAGAACGTCAGTTAGAACTTGATACTGATAGTCTAATACCACTTAATATTGCGTCTGGATTCTACGAAGATCCTAAGATATTGAACGCATGGAATATCCTCTTTAGTAGAAAGCTTTTTAATGAATCAAATGATACAAGACCAGAATACTACCTATGCTTGGATGGAAAGTTCAGAGATAGAATTATCATTCCGTTTAGTAAGGATGGTGTCGTGTTCTATTTCCAAGCCCGTGCTACTGGAGATCAGCGACCCAAGTATCTTAATCCTTCAACTGAGATAGCTCCTAATCCTTCTGAAATCCTGTATCCCTACGATGAAGATGCTGACCATCTAGTTGTTTGCGAAGGCCCGCTTGATGCTATCTCTCTACAGCTTCAAGGTGTAAATGCTACAGCCACCATGAAGAATACCGTTAGTCCTCGTCAGGCAGAAATCCTATCAACATTCCAAGGCAAGATTATTCTAGGATTTGATAATGATGCAGCGGGTAAAAGAGGTATCCAAGCCTTTGAAAGACTACGAAAGGAGCGTCGTATGAATCCTTTCTATGTCTGTGATCTTCCAAACAAGTGCAAGGATTGGAATGATGCTCATATAAAGGGAGTGAGCCTTCCTCAGTGGATTACCGAGAAAAGCTCACTGTATAATTTTGACTATAAGGTTATGAGTGAAATTAACTTATTGTAAAATAGAATGGTTTTGTTATTATTGTATCATTTAATAAGTTATATTTAACTGTTAATCTATATGTCCCTGTAAGTCCTCCAAAGTTTGCTACTTGTGGGTGAGTTGCAAGAGTTGTAGTATCAAAATTAAATAATATCGTATTATCAGAGGTTACATTAACTAAATTTCTTGTATCATTAAAAGATGAAACCGTTACAACTGCTGGTAAAGTTGTAGAATCTTCATTTACTTTTTCTATTTTTATTTGAGGTAATACGATTGCTGTATCTTTAAATAAGTTCCTTATACTTGTGTCTATATTTCTATTTTGAATAGTTATATCAGTCTTAACTTTGAGAGTTTCTATAGAGCTTAATGTTAAATGTTTATTTATTAAATAATTATTTGTTGCAAATATTAAAGGTTCAGTTACTGTAAAGAATGTATCGTTATATAAACTAAACTCATTTATTAAAGTTTGATATTTAGAAGCTTGAGAAAATCTTACAGTCCAACAATCAATATAATCCGTAACAGCACTTGCAGTATTTCTTACTACTAAAGAAGATCCGTTCAATCCATAAAAACCTGAAGTTTCTTGAGTAAGATCTAAAACACAAACATATTCACCTTTAGCTATTCTATAAATAGAACTAGCAGCAGCAGGGTCCGTTTCAACATAGCGTACTGAAGAAAGACCAACTCTTTCTCCTGTAGCATTAGTTCCTGAACAACCAAAGTTCATTCTAATTATTGAACTTGGTATAGATGGAGAAATTAAGTTTTCATCTAAAACGCTGCTTGGAGAAAAGTTATCAGATTTATTAAAAATTGTTACGGCACTGATATCAAAAGGGTCATAATATTCTCCATCATTGATGAAAAATGCTCTAAGGGCGACCTTTTGAATTACAGTGGGTCTATTATTTCTATCTACTAAATCTACTCCGTTTAACTGCATTTTCCTGTCTTTCTAAATCATCTTTCAATATTTTGGTAAATATTGTTCTTTCCATACGGGTCATACTCCTTACATCAGCGTATGTAAAGTGTCCCTTATTTACCAATATATAGGCTTCTAGAAGCAGATTATCTAAATTAGTAATCTCTTCTAGTTCACGTTGAAAAAATTTGCATCAATTGGCAGGTCTAGAACCGACACCCCTCCACAATCTTTGCATTTTAATTTAACCTTTGTATCAACCCCGTAATCAAGTTTTAGGCAGTTTACAATAGTTTTTATATCTCTAATTGGCAACTTAGTTAGAACAGAGGCTATCACAGACTTATCTGTGTGTCCATCTATTTCTAATATAAACCTCCACAAGTGTTCCATAGGGTTTTCTATTTCAGAAAGCATCTTTTCATCTCTGACCCTTGGTAATCTTACTTTAACGGTCTTTTTAAGTTGAGGCAGTAGAACCTCTTTTGGATCACAGAAATCATCTGGGACAGGGTTTACGTTTAATTGAGATAGTTTTACGGTAGTAGGATTTTCAGATTTACAATGACTACAGATTAATAGTGTTTTATAATCATCTCCATAAGAAATCTCTCTTAGCTTCATTAGTAAATAAAGCTTATCTATAGATAGAAGATCTAGAATCTTTATATTAGTTACACATCTCTGTAACAAGAGATTAATTGGATCTTGTTCTTTTTTTGCACTTACTAGTATCTTCTCATCTTCAAATGTCATTGGCCTGATAGTGATTGGCATATTAGGATCTTCTAATTCATAGACTTTACATTCTGATGGTAAAGTAACTTCTATATCTGTACTAACAGGAAGATCTTTAAGTATTTCTTCTATAACTTTTTGCTTTGCTGGATCATTCATACCCGATTGAATCATATATTATACTCCTACTTATACACTATAATAGTGTAATGAAAATCTATGTCGATACTTTAAATTCTAGAATAGATACAGATAATCCAGATCTGTTAAAAGCATTATGTGAATTATATGCTTTTAAGGAGCCTGGATCTGAGTATTCTATGGCGTATAAACGGAGACATTGGGATGGTAAGATTAAATTTATATCCAATACAGGCATTTTTAAGTCTGGCTTATTAAACAGAATACTTGAAGATCTAAAGAAAATAAATTGCGTTCCTGAAATTATATATGAGGATAGCACCAAAAGTATCAGTTTTGATCACTTAGAGTTTAGTTTTAATAAGTTTAAATATTACGATTATCAGGAAAAACTTATAAGAACTGGTTTAGATCAGCACCGTGGGATAATAAAGTCTCCCACAGGTTCAGGAAAAACCTTGATAATGGCAGGTCTAATCAAAGCTCTGCGAGGCAGGAAGATGGTTATTTTATTTAATGCCAAGCAACTATTAACCCAAACTTACAAGTTCCTCACTGAATCTTGCGGTATTAAAGATGTAGGTCTATGCTTTGGAGAAGGATATGTGTACGGAGATATAATGCTTTGTACCATCCAAAGTATAGATAGAATACTTGACACTCACCTAGAGTCTGCCGAAGTTCTAATGATTGATGAGTGCCATGAGTTTGCTAATGGAAAACAGACTTTGGCTGCTATCAGAAGTTTTCCCAATGCTGCCTATCGTTTTGGATTTACTGCTACACCACCTAGTGACAACATACCAAGATACAATCTTGAAGGTGCTTTGGGTAAGGTTATTCAAGTTGTAGATACAGCAAATCTTATTGAAGCAGGAACGCTAACCAAGCCTATAATACAGATTATTAACAGATCTTATTCTGCTAGTGGAGCAGATGAAGATATGAGTTTCCAAGATGTTTATGAAACTTTTATTGTTAATAATGAATCTAGAAACAAAATAATTGCGGATATTGTAAATGGAATCAAATCAAAAAACTCAAAAGCTCGTATCCTTATCCTTACCAAATCACTTGACCACGGTAGAGCCTTGGAAAAGTTGGTTGGAGGAAACGTCCAATTCTTGGAGGGGTGTACTTCGATCAGCGACAGATATAACGCTATATCTAAGTTCAGAGGATGCGAAGAATCTAGCATCATTATTGGCACAAAAATCCTCCAAACAGGAGTAAATATCGAAGAGATTACACACTTCATAAATGCTAGAGGGTTAAAGTCTGAGATAGCTACATTACAAGCTCTAGGTCGTGCGATACGAAAGCATGAAAGTAAATCTGTAGTTTATGTTTATGATTTCTTAGATAAAGAAAAATATCTACATCAACATTCAAAAGCTAGAAAACGCCATTATGAAAGAGAAGGACATACGGTAAAAATTATATGAAAACACCAGACTCAATAAAAAATGAACAGTTAAAGATATCTATAGATGATATAAATAATCTAAAGGCTGTTATACAAGATATAACAGCCTTAATAGACAAGAAGGTTATCGAGGAAGATACTATTCGTAAGCTAACAAATGCTATAACTACGTTAGATAATGCTAGGGATAACTACTATTGGCGGTTGCTTAGAAGCTCTAAGCAAAACCATATGATTGATTAGATTATTTTACTAAATATCCAAGAAGCTGCTATTGATACTACAGAGGCTACTCCTGCGAGCCAGCCTTTGTATGCTTCTAATTTATTTATTCTTCCTTCAAGTTCCATAAGCATATTAGCTTGTCTATGGCTTTGGTTAATTAACGCATCTAGCTTACCTTCCAAGCGTCCGATAAGCAATACTAAGTCTGGGTCTAGGTGAGAGTTTGTATTCATAAATAATTCCATAAATTCTTTAATTAGTTAGGTTCTGTAGGCCAAACTATATTAAAAGGATCGTTCTGAGTAGTTAGATCTCTAAGCAGTTGTCTGTATATTTGAAAATCAGATTTTTTTTGAGAACTTAGAGGACTATCAGCTAATTGAGTCCAATCTGTTTGAAATAATTTCTTATTTCGTTCTAGTCTAATTGCAGCCCAAGCTTCCGTATCAGATTTTGGGGTTACTGTCCTAGAACCTATTACTGTTTTAGATTGTTCATCAATTGTGTAATTTAATTCAGAAATTATGTATAGTTTTCTATCTTCTGATGGAAGTTGATCTTCTACTACTGGGTAGAATTTATATCCAACATTATCTGACCAAGATAAATCCTGTAACTGAGCTTCAGAAAGCACATGAAAGCCTGATATGTTTTTCCAAGCTTCAGGAAGCTCTTTATGAATTGTAACTATTGAATCGTTATATATTTCTGCGTACTTCATGTCATTAGAAATTCTTTTCCATTAAGTATTATATTTTTCCAATATTATTCCTTATAATATAGTGTTCAAAGATTTTTATTAAAGTGCAGAATCAAAATTAATTGTTCCAAGACTAGTATTAC